TCTATATTCTTTTTTGCTCCTTTAGCTGAACTTCTAGCATATCTAGATATAGTTTTTTTTACTATCTTACTCCAATTATATGCAAGTTTTCCAGAATTGTAATCAATTTTTAATTTAACTTCCATCTTCTTCCTCATCTTTTTCTTCTTCATACTCAAAATCTATTTCATTCCCTTCCATAGCCTTTAAATGTTCATCTTCCATGGCTTCTTTATTCTTCTCTATGATTTTCTCAGCTTCCTTACGAGATAAATCATTATTGTATTCCATAAGTAAGTCGGCTTCATCTAACATATGATGTTTAAGTCTGTGTTCATCTAAAAGAACTTGATCTTGTACTGTTTTAGGATATTCAGGCTCTTTAAAGTCTAATTTTAGCTTATCTGGAAGATTTATATTATTATAAGCAGCAATTTCTCTTTCTACATTATAAAATTCGTGTTCATACATTCTCCATAGCTCCAAGTCGTCTTGGTAGTCCTCAAATCTCTCGAGGTCTTTGATTTTCAAAGCAATGCCACTAGGGGTTTCACCCCCATCTTGTGCAAATTGTACATACAAGTGATTATTTTGTGCTACCAAATCAACTTGGAACTTAATATTCTCAATAACTGACTCAATACTACCTGCAGGAGATACAATACCAAAAGTTGCACCCTCTGGAAGATCTATTATTTGGTCAGAGCCTGCTCTTTCTATTCTTTTATCACTATCAACCCCTGTCATAAATGGTTGCCCAAACATTTGAAATCTCAAGCCAAGTTGCATTTCAGTCATAGCGATATTCACTTGCTCGTTACAGTCAACAATGTCATTTGCTCCATCTACAAAAAATTCATCTATCTGTTCTTCTCTGTGAGTAAACACAAATGGAAGAACACCATATCCATGTTCATATTCATTTATTATATTACCATCTTCGTCATAATGAGCATATATTGATTCATCCCAATAAGCCCATTCACATTTATTTATATCAGATATATCATCAGATTTCATTAATAATGGGTACATTATAGCATTAGGTGTAAAAGGATCTGATAAATGAACATCAAAATAATAAACAGGTCTATAATCAAAGTAAGGAACACCATTAAGTTCTTTATAAATAACTTGTGTTGCTACTGTGCCCATTAATCGTGTCATTCTTTCTATATGCTTAAATCTAGCATCTTTTTTCATTGTAAGTGTATCATATTGATTACTTACATTCCTAGAAGTCCCTACTGTATAAATTCTGCTCATTTTGTTAATAAATCTTCTAGTGAAGTTAGCATTATAGCAAGGAACTTCTTGAAAAGCACTAGAACTAAAATATTCTTTAATATATTTATTAGTTCCATTACCTCCATAGTAGTTTAACATTTTTCTAACCCAATCTCTTCTAGCTCTTTGGTTGGAAAACTTAATATCTTTAACTGATTGCTTTATAATTTCTTCTACTGTCATGTTTTGATTGTAAATCATCTTGTCCTCACTTTAAATTCTCTGTTTTTAATTGGAAATTGGTTTATAAAAAAATATCTTATCATGTCGCACCCATGATCGTGGTAGCCATCTTTTACTGGTTCTTGTTTTAAATCTGTTCCTTCTTTTAGTTCAGGGTAACGATAATTTTCTAAATCCATCATTAATCCTGTGCATTTTTCATTTACATGAAGAAATCTTTGATTATCTGCATTTTCTATAAAGCTTCTAATATGAGATACACCAGAAGCTATACTTCTTGACACTTTGTCTCTTTTTGTAAAGATTTTTATACCCTTTCGTCTAAATATTTCAATGTCGCCTAATCCTGACTGTCCTTGTGCTTGCATACCTGCTGGATCACCATAATATCTTCTTACATTGTATTTTTTTGCCAATATCTTTTCTGCTAGTGTATCTGTCTTAATATTTGACTTATGTATTATCTCATCTATTATATTTATATGCCATAAACCACCAACTCTATGTATTTGAAACCAACCAACTGCTGGCATACGATAACCAAAATCTATGCTACAAAAAGTAGGAAAGTTTGGATTATAAGGAAACTTACCTACATCTAATTCTCTTTCAAATGGGTAAACACTACCTGCAAATGAAGTAAATTTAGCCCCATATTCTTGTTCATATACTTCTCTAGCCATGTTTCGCTTTCTTTCAAGCAAAAATTGGTCGCTTTTTCCGAGAGGGAAGGCAAAATGGTTATCCCAAGAAGGAGCTTGGTGGGATTCCCAAAGTTCATCATCTTTACCGAGAAGATACAAATCATATATCCAGTTGAAACCCTCTGGAGTAGTTATAAAGATAGCCTTCCCTTTTCTGTCGGATAAACATGGAGATAAATACATATCCCAAATTTTTCTCTTTACTTTTGCTGCTTCATCTATTATTAGAAGATCTAATCCTTCTCCAACCAATGAATCAGGATTATCTGCAGATTTGGCTTCAACTACTGTACCCCACTTGAACTTGATAAATCTATCTTTCTCAGAGGCTCTTATAATGTCGTTTTGATGCCCAATAACCATTTTCTGCCAAATTTCTCTAAACATTAAGTCTGCTTTATCATAAGATAAGCCAACCAGCCATATCTTTTTATTGGGTTGAGAAGCATAATATGTTGCTTCCATAGCAGATGCAGTAGTCTTACCAAATCTTCTTCCACATACCATGACAAAAAACCTTGCTGTACTCTTATCAGGAAAATGCAATTTGCTTTGTCCAAAATGTGGTTTATACTCCATGAAGTCAAACCACTTTTCTTTATATTGTTTTAGTGAATTTTCCAAAAATTTGCATTATTCCCTATATTTAATTTAAGTTATCTATGTGTATTTTGCAAAAATTAGCAAAATATCTTTATTTTAATGTAGAATGGAGGGCAGTATGTCCGAAGAGAAACAACAAGCAGCTACAGAAACAGTTAGTGAAAGTTCTGCTACAGAAACTACTCAAGATAGCTCTAATGAGCAGTATATTGCAGAAAGCAAGAAGTACAGAAAAAGAGCTCAGGATGCAGAAACTCGTTTAGGAAAATTAGAAAAAAGTCTTGCTAGGGCAGAAGAAAGTAAACTTAAAGAAAAAGAAGAATTTAAAACCTTATATGAACAGGCTTCTTCTAAGGTCGAAAGTTTAACTACTAATGCTGAAAAGTGGGATAAGTATGAGGAGACTAAAAGAGCATCTCTATTAGAGAACCATCCTGAAGATGAAAGAGAAACTTTATCTAAATTAGATTTGGAAACTCTTGAATATGTTACTAATAAAATTAATACAACAAAAGCTAATGCTCCTGAAGTTGTAGGAAATTCTAGGAAGGATTATAAAACTCCTACCAAAGATTGGACTACTATGAGCCCTGAAGAACAAAGAGAAAATTGGGATGACATAGTTAAGGCTGCAATAGAAAAGGGCAAAGCCAATGTTAAACAATTAAAAACTTAAACTCTCAAAATGAAGGCTTCGGCAGTTGAAAGAGAGTGAAAATTATAAAGGAGTCTTACAATGGCTTTTATTGATGGTGATACAAATACAGGTGCTAATTTTATACCTGAACTGTGGGCTGAACCTATTTACAAGTTCTTCACACGACAAAATAAATTAAGAGGTTCTGTAGATGATTACAGTTCAATGGTCAAAGGACAAGGGGATACAATTCACATCCCTAAAATCCCACTAAAGGCTGCAGTTTTAAAAGCAAAGTCAACAATAGTTGATTTCTCAACTGCAGGTACAGCAGGTAAAGTTGATTTATCTATTGACAAACATTATGTTGTTCCTGAATTATTTGAAGATATAGCTTTGATTCAAAGTAATTCTGAGCTTATTTCAAAATATACTAGAATGATGGGTGAATCTATTGCTCGTCAAGTTGATGAAAATATGTGGGATGAGTTAGATGGATTTCAAACAAGGCAGGACTTATCAGCAAATAATACTTTTGCAGCAGATGATTTGGAAACTACACTTTCAAATTTATATGCAGCAGACTTAGAACCAAATGAATGTTCTATGGCAGTTAATAGTTTAATATTAGCTGATATTATGCACCCTTCAAGTGGTGTAGCTAGTTACTTTGTTCGTGCTGATGCTGTAACAGGTGGTGGTCAGGAACTTAAAACAGGTGCTGTTGGTTTGATTTATGGTATGGATGTTTTTTATTCAAACGCAATCAGCACAGCTACAGATAATGATAAATCTGTTGGTGCTGTTTATGTTCCAAGTGCATGTGCATTTGCTGCACAACAAGATGTAAGAGTGCAATCTCAATATGATATTGCATATCTTGGTACTAAGGTAACTGCAGATATAATCTACGGAATGAAATTACTTGATGAATCAGGTGATTTGCGTGGATTACAATTAGTTAATCTTGGTGGTTAATCTTAATTGTTAATTAGATATAAGGGGTGGGGAAACTCACCCCTTATTATAAAGGAGAATTTATGATATATTTAAAAAACTTAAATAGTCAAGTTAAAGGATATAAAGATAATGATACTAGGACAGTTAATACATTATTAGATTCAGGTAGATGGACAAGAGTAAAAGGATTGAAAGATTGTACCCCTTATTCTGCCCCAAAAAAAGCTAAAAAGAAATCTAAGTAATGGCTAGAGACCCTCACATAAATACAGTAACAGGTCAGCATAGAGTTGTCAGAAAAAAAGGCGACCTTACTACAGGTAAAGGTGATTGGATTAGAGGAGACCTTTGTGATGAGAAATATAAAAAGAATTATGACAAGATATTTGGAAAAAGAAATATGCTTGTTGAAAATAAGGTGATAGCAAGTGAATCTTCTAAAGCAGATTAAACAGCATGAAGGATTTAAACCTAGAGTATATAAATGTACTGAAGGTTATGATACTATAGGGTATGGTTTTGCAGTAAAAGATTTAGTTATAGATGAGGATATAGCAGATTTAATCCTTATGAGGAAATTGGATATACTCCAACAAAGAATAGCCTCAGTATTTGGTTGGTGGTTTAATAACCCACAAGAAATAAAAGATGTTGTAGTTAATATGTGCTACCAACTTGGTCTTTCAGGTTTTTCAAAATTCAAAAAAACAATATACTTACTAGAAAC